TTGATCCTGGTTAATTAATTCTACATTTATAAATCTATTATATGATTTAATATAGTAAAATAATTTTTCTAGATTTGATTGATTCATTTTAATTTACCTTTCTTTTATTCTAAGACCTTGCACGTTTCGCAACGTTCAAAGTTTCGCTTTTATAAAGCTCATCAGTTAGAATCTATTTATTTATTTTCATCGACTATTACAAAATATTCTCCTTGAACTTCTGCAATTTGCTTTTTACTTGTTTTTCTTCTCCTGCATAATTCTGCTAGATAATCATCATCATTTAAATTATTATGATATCTATAATTTATAGCATCAACTAACTCTTTATTATTTAAATGTTTAAACATTATATTAACCCCCTTTTTATTTTTTCTTTTTTTACTTTCTCAAAATGCTCATAATTCACGTATGAAATTCTATGAATAAATTTTCCACGTTCATCGAAATATGATATATTACTATATTTTAATCCTAGCATATTAAAACCCCCTTGAAACGTTATAAATTAAATCTTTTAATTGCTTAGTATTCATTAATTTAGTTTTAGAATTAGGCCTTGCTTGGCTTTGTTGTTTTGACGTGCTAACAGAATATTTATCAGTATTTTCAAACCAGGTATTTTTATATTTAACATACATAGGAAAATGAAAACCATACGAATAAACTATATATAATTTATCTTTTTTTATATGTTCACTAAATATATTACTTGCTTTAAATTCTATCTTATTATTAACCAATTCACTACATCTATTATTTGTTGTTTTAATCATTTTTAATACTCCATTTCTTTTATTTGTTCTAAATTTCTATAGCCAGTTCTTGAATATAAAATAGACTCTAATGATTCCAAGTTATATCCATTAATTGATGTTACTAGTCTTATTTCTTCCTCTGTTGCTATATTAAAATCAATCAAATAATCATTTAATTCTTGCTCTTGTTTTTCCATTGTTCAAACCTCTCTTTTAATTGTTACTATAACTTAATACTATCTATCTGTTATTGTCAAGGTATTTCTTTACACTAATAATAATTATTTATATATATATTTTGTTATTGTGTTAAGTATGTAAGTAATCACTTACTATTATATTGGTGGGATTGTCGGCTCAGATGGCTCACGCTTAATTGATAGCAAGGTCTAAAAACTAAATCAATCTACTATATGTAGTGGTCAACATCTATCATTTAAAGTAATACTTTATATTTCCCGACGTGAACACCCTTAAATAAAGTTAACATATTGTATGTTATCAGAATCCCAGAGAGGAAATAATTTAGGGCATAGAGCGTATGCAAATTCTCTTCCCTTAACAGCCACCATCCCACACAAAATAGGATTTAAAAGGTCAATTCGGTGCTACAAAAAAAAATTTGAAAATAAGGTCAAAGGTTGTATATATTAGAATAATGAATAAGCTTGCCAAAATAAAAGAAAGACAAAAAGCTGCTGAAATGATGGCATTTAATCCTGAAATGAGCGTAAAAGAGATAGCTACAACGCTTAAAGTTGCCCCTACAACAGTACAACATTGGCGCAGAGACCCAAACTTCGTAGATATGGTTTATGAGCTTTATATGATTGAATTTGGATCAGATATACCTGCTGTTTTAAAGTCTATGGTTAGGGAAGCAAAGGCAGGAAATGTCCAAGCTGCACGTTTAGTTTTAGAGCATAGTGGAAAACTTGTGAAGAATATAAACGTAACGATTGATAGTCCTTTTGAGAAGTTTTTAAAAGCAGATAAAACGCCTGTAGAATTTGTAGATGCAGAAGTACAAGATATTGTGGAAGATATTCCAGAGATGCCAGATATAGAGCTTCCAGAGCGTAAGATTGAAGATCAAGAAGAGCGCACCAGGACTGAATATACTACGATTAAAAGAGAAAAGCATAAGCATAGGCGCAAGGTGAATAGGAATAGAATGTATCACTGGAAAAAGCGTGCTAAGGCTGTAGGTGTAGACGTTTTACCTAATGGCCGACCAACAAAAGCGCAAAAGCAAGAGTGGATAAATAAGGTTAAGACAGCAGAGCTAGAAGCAAAGAGAGCAAAAAAGAAATGATAGACGTTGTAAGTGGTTACTTACTTTTTTTATTGATTATGCAGCCTGTAGAGGAAGTATATAATTGCAACCACCCTAATTTAGTTGGGACTCAAAGATATCACGCTCTATGTGACTGGGGAGAGGATGATTTTTATACAAACATTAAGGGCAAAAAGATTTTAAGACCAAAAAGAAAGAAGGATAATCGCATTAAGTCATATTATAGAAAAAAATACTGGAGTGAGATGCAATGAACGTCATGAAAAGTGGATACGATCTTTGGCAGGAAAAAAAGTACAAAAGTAGGTTCAAAAATGGTGGAATTGAGTGTAATGCCTGCAAGGAGATTAAAAAGCCAGAAGATTATAGTTCAAGTAAGAGTAAATGCAAAAAATGCTTAACAGCATACTATAAAAAGCGAAATAAAAGGGCAAATCAAAGTCTTTGGTAAAAATATAGGTAAGCAGAGATGCTTTCTAGTCGAAAAGAGATAAGGGGAGGGCAACCTTCCCAAGTCTCATAAAAAAAGGAAAAACAATGCCGAAGTTAACAAATAAAGAAAGAGATCAGCAATTAAGATGGCTTACAGGCCAAATCCAGAATATGAACAGCTTATTTGCAAGTTATGTAGAGTGGAGAGGTTTATCTGCTGATTTCCAGAAGCATATAATCGATTTAAACGAAAAACTAAAGAAAAAGGCTGAAAATGATACAAGCGCTGATAATAAAGTGGATTCTAAAGAAGGGTAGTATTGAGTTTTTATTGTTTGTAGGTGAATTAATTGTAAAAACTACTAAATCTAAGAAAGATGATAAGATGTGGAAAGAGATTAAACCTATTATTGAAAAATATAAGTAATTATCTACTAGATTCTATCCCACCAACGCCCTGAACTATAACTTTGTCGTCAATAGGTATATCTTCTGGTATAAGTTGGCAATAGCAGTTCTCTTTACAGACTGAAAACCCACTTGCAGGTAAACCAGCAGCTTGCCAGTTCTCCCAGGTATCGACTTGACCAATCCTAGCAGCGCAATCGCCACATATTTTAGGGCTTCCAACAGAAACCCAACGCATCATTACGTTATCCCCATAAATATTGTCTTGTCCGACCCTGAAACCTTGCATAATACCTCCAACAATTCCACGCTTAATGGTATTTCTGAACTCTCCAAAAATTCGTCCTCCAGTCCTAAGATCATCGGACAGAATTTGGATAATTGCTCTATCTCCGACTCCTGATCCTCTGAGAACAGCAATCTCTCGTTCAATTCTCGAAGCAAATACATCAATTCCATAAGCAAGTCCGAGTGCGACCCAGAGAAGGGTGTCTTCGTCTTGTTGTTCGATTTCTTCGGCATCTAAAAATTCCTCCAGGGTTTCGTATTGTTCAGCCATTATTGAGACCTTTTCATCATCGCTCTATTCATTTTATTAACTAAATCATCCTGTATCTTTTCTAAGCCTTCCTTGTCTCTTTTTAAATCATCAGCTCCTGCTATGAATTTTCTAGAGAAAACATTTCTATTTTCAGGCGTTTTAAACCCTTTATGATGTTCAACACCATACTCAAGCATTTCAATTCCATCTTTAGTCGGCTTTATAGAGTTTAATAGGTTTCCAGTATAATGTAGTGGCGTAGTTCTACTTGTAGGAGTTAAAGAATTCATACCTTGACCTGGGCTATCATAAGAATTAAAGGTTGATAACCCTCTTCTTCTAAGTTCTAATGTGTTCTGAGATAAACCTCTAAGTTTACCCTCAGTTATATTTCTTTTAGTCATTTGAGCAAGTCCATCAATAACAGACTCATTGCTCTTACCAAGTATGTCATCCATCTGTCTAGATAACTTAGAAAATCTAAAGTTAGAAGTAAATGTTACTTTATATAATGGCTTCGCCAAATTCTTCTCCTAATTTTCGTGCTTCTTTAATTCTATCTATATTCTGAAGTAATATTTTGTTAGCTACCTTCTCAGCGAACGCTTTTGGGTCTACTATAACTTCGCTAATATCTCCATCAATGTCAATATCTATTTTATGAAGGTCTTTGATTTTGCTGACGTATTCTCTCAAAAATTGATTGTTGCTCGTTTTCTTGCTTGTTTGCTCTGACAATTTCTCTAGCCTCCTCTATAGATAAATCTTTGTTTTGTTTTACAAGTAGCTCTGGCTGTGTAGTAAGATTATTTTGTAGTGCATGATTATCAAGTAGAATCTGATCCTGTACTGTCTTAGGATATTCAGGTTCAATAAAATCAAGCTTTAGTTCGTTTGGCAAATTAATACCATTATAACCTGCAATCGCACGCTCAACTTGATAGAACTCATGCTCATACATTCTAAACAACTCTATATCATCCTGATAATCTTCAAATCGTTCTAAGTCTTTTATTTTGAGTGCTATACCTGATGGAACTTCGCCACCATCTTGAGCAAACTGAACATATAAGTGATTGTTTTGCGCTACAAGGTCTACCTGAAACTTAACACTTTCTATTACAGACTGAATATCACCCTGTGGAGCAGCAATACCAAAAGTAGAACCTTCAGGAAGGTCAAGTATTTGATCACTACCAGTTCTTTTCATACCTTTATCGCTATATACTCCAGTAACAAATGGTTGTCCAAACATTTGGAATCTAAGACCTAGCTGCAATTCAGTCATTGTAATATTAACTTGCTCATTACAATCAACAATATCATTAGCCCCTTCTACAAAGAAAGAGTCTATCTGATTTTCTCTATGTGTAAATACAAAAGGAATGACTCCATATCCATGCTCAAATTCATTAATTATATTTCCATCCTCGTCATAATGCACATGAACATTTGCATCCCAATACGCATATTCTAGTTTACGAGTATCATATACTTCGTTCACATTATGCAAAATAGGATATGTGATTGCAGTAGGAATAAATGGATTATCTTCCATGTGGACATCAAAGTAATAAACAGGCCTATAATCAAAATGTGGCATATCGCCATCCATAAAAATAACTTGAGTTGCAATCGTACCAACAAGCCTTGTCATCTTCTCAATATGTTTCATACGAGCATCTTTTTTTACAGTAAGTTCATCGTATCGTGGATTCACATTACGATTTGCGCCAACATTGTATATTCTTGACATCTTATTAATAAATCTTTTAGTAAAATTCGCATTATATAGAGGAATTTCTCTAAACGCATCAGCATCAAAATAGTCATCGATGTATTTTTGTGTCTCTGTTCCAGAATAATAATCTATAAGTTTATATATCTCTCTTCGCCTTGCTTGTGCTTGACTAAGCTTATATTCCTTTATAGAATCTTGTATTATTTGTTCAACTGTACTCATTATCTATTCCTCATTATTATTTTATTTCGTTTTATTGGAAATTGGTTTATAAAAAAATATCTTAACATATCACATCCATGGTCATGGAATCCATCTTTTAGTGGGTCAGGTTTTAAGTCTTTATTTTCAACAGCCTCTGGATAACGATAGTTTTCAAGATCTTGAGCCAGTCCCACGCATTTATTATCCAGATGCAAATATCTATTATTATTAGCATTTTCAATAAATCCTCTAACGTGAGTAATTCCAGAAGCAATATTCCTTGAAGCTTTATCTCTTACAGACCTTACGTTAATGCCATTTCTCCTAAAGATTTCGATATCTCCCAGTCCTGATTGTCCTTGAGCTTGCATACCTGCTGGGTCACCAAAGTATGCTATTGGATTATATCCTTTACTTTTAATTTTATTAATAAGTTCATCTGTCTTTATATTTTTCTCATGTATGATCTCATCAATTACATTTATATGCCACTCGCCATTTATTCTATGAGTTTGAAACCAGCCCACTGCTGGCATCCTATATCCAAAGTCAATAGAACAGAAAGTTGAATAATTAGGATTATAAGGAAAATGACCAACGTCTTTATTTCTATCAAAGGGATAAACCTTTCCTTCAAACGATGTAAATGCTGAACCAAACTCTTGGTCAAACATCTCCTTAGACATATTCCTTTTTCTCTCAATAAGAAAAGGGTCATCCATTCCTTTAGGAAACGCATATTGATTTTCCCACGATGGAGCTTGATGCGATTCCCATAATTTATCAGACTGACCTAACAAGAAAAGGTCATATATCCAATTAAATCCTTCTGGGGTAGTAATAAAAATACATTTACTATCTTTCTTATCTGCTAGGGTAGGAGATAAATACATCTCCCATATTTTCCTTTTAACCTTAGCTGCCTCGTCAATAACAAGTAGATCAAGACCAGCGCCCACTAAAGAATCTGGGTTATCTGCTGATTTTGCTTCTACTACGCTACCCCACTTGAAGCGTATATATCGTTCTTTCTCTGAGGCCTTTTCTATATCATTAGCTTTACCAACGACCATTCGCTTCCAAACTTCTCTAAACATAATGTCTGCTTTATCGTAGGATAGTCCAACAAGCCATACTCTCTTATCAGGCTGGGATGCGTAATACGTTGCCTCCATAGCTGCTGCTGTTGACTTCCCAAACCTACGACCACATACCATGACAAAAAACCTTGCATCTTCCTTCGATGGAAAGTGCAACTTGACTTGACCATTATGAGGCTTATACCCCATAAAATCAAACCATTTATCCTTAAATTTTTTTAGATTGTTATTAAATGTTTGCATTTATAACCCAACATAATATAACTTACGCAATAGGAAACATACAAGATATTGTGTGTTTGCAATCAAAAAAACTATATATGGAGGCAGTATGTCACAAGAAAATAGTCAAGTAGAAAGCACAACAGTAAGTGAGCAACCTACAGTAGTAGCCGATGATAATTCGACCGATGTCAGAGGATTGATACTTGAAAATAAAAAGTATCGTCAAAGGTCGCAGGAAGCTGAATCACGATTAGAGCAACTTGAGAAGAAGCTTGCTAGTGCAGAAGAAGCTAAACTAAAAGAGAAAGAAGACTTTAGAGCATTATATGAAAAAGTATCTTCTGAAAATGAAAGTTTATCTGCAAATGCACAGAAGTGGAACAAGTATGAGGATAATCGAAGAAACACTTTATTGGAATCAGCCCCTGAGGAAGAGAGAGAAAGATTAGCAGGACTTGATCTTGACACTCTTGAATATGTAACAAGTAAAATTAATAATCAAAAGCCTTCAAACGCTGAACATATTCCTGGCAGAACAAGAAACATTGAAATTAATAAACCTTGGTCTAAAATGAACGAAGAAGAAAAGCGTGCATATTACGCTCAAGCTTCAGCTAAAAAGGCTTAAATAGAAAAGAGGTAAAAAATGGCATTAGCCCCTACAAATAACGTAGCTCTCGCTGGTGGTTTAACTGATGAGGGTGTAGATTCTACTTTACAAAACTTTGTCCCAGAAATCTGGGGTGCTTCAATTATGGACTACATGGAAAAAAGTCTTGTTTTCGGAGCATTAGCAAATGACTTATCAGGATTAGTTGCAAATGGTGGTGATAAAATTCATCTTCCAAAGCACACTGAAATAACAGCATCTGACACTTATGGTGGATCATCTGTTGCAGTTGAAACTCTAATCGATTCTCCTTTAGCTTTTAATGATTCAACTGCTGCTGAGGGTGAATATACTCTTGATATTAATCAAGCAATTCACAGTGCAATAGCAATTACTGACGTAGCACAAATGCAGTCAAGCTACGATGTAATGAATATTTATACTGAAAAGCTTGGTTATGCTCTTGCTAAAAAAGTTGACCAGTACTTAGCGCAAAAATTATTTGAATCAGTAGCATTTAACTATAAGAATGGTACAGATGATGGCGCTCAAGCTGGTAATACAATTATACTTAATGACACTACAGATACAAGAACAATGACACAAACTGGTATTACAAATATGTTGAGTGCAATTTACTCTAATGACTCAAGCATAGAGGATTTTGTTATGGTTCTTACTCCAGGTGTATACGCAAGTTTATTTAGCTTAGATGATTTTGTTAGATTTGATGGCGTAGGAAATTCATTCGGAAGTGAAGTTCCACTTGTGAGTGGATTTGTTGGAAAGCTTGGTGGCGTTGAAGTTATCGTTTCAAATAACTTCGTTCACTATGGTGCAGCTTCTACATCTTTAGCAGCATCAGCAACACCAGTGGGTAACTTCAGTGCAAATGGTGTAGACGATGAGCATGAGAATCTACTAGGGTTCTTAATACATAAAGATGCAATGCACATCGCATACTCAAGAGGTATGAAAGCTAGAGTACAAAGTGATTATCACCTATCAACATTATCAACAAGATTTGTTGCTGATAGTGTTTATGGATGCTTAATTACTGGTAATACAACAGCAGGAAACCAAAGAGTATTTGCTTTAATAGACAAACTATCATAAAGATAATATTAAGGGGAGAGAAATCTCCCCTTAATTTCTAGGAGAATATATACAATGATAAAAATGACAAGCCCAAATAGAAAAGGTTTATTTAAATTTTTCAAAGAAGAGGATATAGAAGCTGCAAAAGCCAATGGATGGGTAGAAGCAGTTAAACCAAAGGCTGTGAAAAAATCAAAGCCCAAAAAAGAAGATAAGGGAGATAAATAATGGCCTTAACAGATTTAGCAGGAAGAACGAGCCAGGCAAAACTCAACTCAATGGCAGTTGATCTTATTGATGTAACATTAACAAGGACAGGAACAAGTGTAGCTGATGGTCAAGTTATCTCAGAATCAATAGAAATACCAAATGCAGTTGCAGTTACAGGTGGATCTGCAATAATTCAATCTATAATTTTACATAATAGGGATGATGATGTTGAATCACCTGCGATTGAATTATTATTTGAGCCTAATGATATGTCAGCAGGCACTATGGCAGGTATATCAGATGATGAAAGTATTACAATACAAGGAGCAGTAACGATATCTAATTGGAGTACCTTGCAACCAAGTGCTAATGAAATAGCATTTAAGAGTAATATTGGAATGGTAGTAAAGGCAGCATCAGATAGCAGGTCAATATATGTTACAGCTATCAATAGAAGTGGAGCAGCTTACACTCCAAGTTCAGTTAATAGTTTGACAGCTAAAATTGGCATTGTAAAAGATTAATGTTTCCAACACGTAGAATAACAACAACTGGTGGCGATGTATTTAGAGATGAGTTTTCTTTAGCGTTTGATGGTAGTAATGATTATGTAGAAATCTCTGATGTTCCTTCATTTAATTATAATGTCAATTCTATATCTATTTGGGTTAATCCTGCTGCAGAATCAGGTTCAATGAGCTTGTTTGATTATAGAGATGCAAATAATGATGGTGTACATATTTTTTTAGGAGATGGTGATGTAACCTATCAAATTGATAATACAGATGGTCATTATGACACTAAATTACCTTTAAATCAATGGTCACATATTCTTTGCACAAATGATGGAAGCACAAGCACTATTTATGTGAATGGTGTTTCAGTTGAAACAGCAGATACATCAGGAGAAACAATAAATGTATCAGGCTCTGCTGTTATAAGAATTGGAGCAAGAAGTCATACTTCTTCAAATAATTTTTTTCAAGGCAATATATCAGAAGTAGCTATATACGACAAAGCATTGTCAGCATCAGAAGCAAAAACATTATACAATGGCAGAGAGCCTTATAACCACAAAGAAGGTGTATGCTCATCTAACTTACAAGGTTGGTGGCGTATGGGTGATGGGGTTTTAGATGGTCATAATCTTATAGCCGACCAAAATAATTTAACATTAGGCCCAAATCTATGGACACTTGGAGATGTAGGCCCTGATAGTGCAGGAGGTAGTGATCCTACTGTTTCGGCAAGTATGGACATATCAACCAACAACCTAAATGTAGGTGATGTTTTAAAACTTACTGCAGTTATTGAGGATAGTAATGGTGGCAGAATTATAGCACCTGACAAGGGGGCAAGTTCAAATGGGGTTCAAATGGTTGCAAATACATCTACACCACAAGGCACAAATTCTCACACATCCAATGGAAGAATTGAAAGATATGTATATGTAGAAGATAATTCATCAACTAAAAAATTTAAAATAAGAACTGATTATGATGGGATAAATGGTACAGCTAATGATACAACGCAAAAAATGACTAATATTGAAGTTCGCAAATTAAGTCAAGCAGGTGTAATGACAAGTATGAGTGCAAATGCTATCAAAGGAGATACGCCTTAATGGATTATAGTAATAGAAAGTGGGTGATTATAAATGTGTCTGATATAACAGATGAAATGATAGATAGTGCTATACAGACAAGCATGAGTACTCTTAGAAAAACATTAGATGGCACTCAAGCGATACTAAAATGGGATGGGGACACACCTACTTGCTTTGATGGTATGACTACTTATAATCATAGTGAAATATTAACAGAACTTGCTAAATCAACTTGGACAGAAGATGAATCTTGATAATTTAAGAAAACAGATCGCACACCATGAAGGCTTTGAATCTCGTGTGTATAAATGTACTAATGGATATGACACTATAGGCTATGGATTTGCTATAAAAGATTTAGTGATGGATCGTGAAGTTGCAGACCTCATTCTAGATGGAAAAATAAATAATATAATTAAAAGCATAGGCAATCATGATGATTGGAGTAAATGGTTTTTTGAAAAACCAAAAGCTATACAAGAAGTGCTTATAAACATGATATTCCAGATCGGATTTTCTGGAGTACGAAAATTTAGAAAAACAATACAATATATAAAAGATGATAACTTTTTGAAGGCTAGCGAGGAGATGCTCGATTCTAAATGGGCAAAGTCTGACAGTCCGAATAGGGCTAAAGAGTTAAGTGAAATAGTTAAATCACAATAAGCTAGGAGGTCTATGATAGACCAAAAAAAGTTAGTTTGCCCTAACTGCTATCATATAGGTTTAGCCAAAAAAGGCAAGTGTGCCAAAACAGGCAAACAAAGATATGGTTGCATCAAATGTGGGTCAAGAACTATATATCCTATATGGGATGCTGACATAGATATCGTACGAGAAAACGTAAGGCTATCTAAGCAGAAACAAAAAGCTCAGGATAACAATAGAATATACAATAAAGCATTTCGTGAACACGCAAGAATCGAAAATGCTATAGAAGAGTATACAAAAGAATTAAAAACGCTTTTTGAAAATAATAAGTTAAACAAGTCTACTAATAAATTTAGTGTTAACGATAAAGCTTGTGGAGTATTACAACTGAGCGATATCCACTTCAACGAAATCGTAGAATTAGAAAACAATCGATATGATTTTAGCGTTGCATCGGAAAGAATAAGAACTTTCGTAAATAAGGCTAAAAGGTACTTTAAAACAGCAAACATAACTAATATAGTTGTTGCTATGACTGGTGATATGATGAATAGCGATCGTAGGCTCGATGAACTCTTAAATCAAGCTACTAACAGAGCTAATGCTACATTCCTTGCTGTGGATATCCTTCAACAAGCTATATTAGATTTAAATGAAGACTTTAATGTGACTGTTGCTTCTATTATTGGAAATGAAGGTAGAGCTAATCCTGAGATGGGATGGTCAAAAATAATAGCATCAGATAACTATGATTATACAATTTTTCAATGTTTAAGGTATTTATTTAGAGATAGTTGTATTAAATTTATACAAGGGAATCCATCAGAATTAGTGATAAATGTAGCAGGTCAGAACTTATTAATGTTGCATGGTCATGGGTCTTTAAGAGGCAAGTTAGAGTCTGCTGTAAATCAAATAATTGGAAGATATTCTTTAAAAGGCATAGCAATAGACTATATGATTTTTGGTCATGTACATTCTGCAAGAATAGGTGATGGTTACGCCAGATCAAGTAGCTTAGTTGGAAGTAACGACTACGCAGAAAAAGCTCTAAACCTAAGTGGTAGAGCAAGTCAAAATTGCTACATATTTTATGACGATGGAAATAGAGATGGAATTAAAATAGACCTACAAAACACAGATGGAGTAGGCTACAATATAGATAAATCATTAGAGGCATACAATGCAAAAAGTGCAACAAAAGCAAAAGAAAAAAAGACAATCTTTGAGATTGTCATATAAGTGTTGGAGCGATACAACGCCAATGCCAAAATTTTATAGATAATGGACGTTTTTGAATTAGTTAAAGAATATGGGATAAGCATAGTAGGCCTTGTGGCTTTAGCTTATTATGTTAAAACTCAGAACGATTGGATAACAAACGAACTGCAAACAGAGCTAAGAGAATCTTTTACTCGCCTTGAAAGTATAGTGATTAAGCTTATCGACAACAGTAAGAAAGTTGAGATAAAGCAATCAGAGCTAAAAGCAAGTTACAGGGCAATTGTAGAAATACTAGCTTCTATGAGTGGTAATGGATTAAAAGAAAAATTTATGCGAAAGCAAGACAAGCATTATTAAAAGGAGATAACATATGTTAGATTCAGTATTAGGAGTATTAAGTAACAATTCAGGTTTAATGGTAGGTGGTGGGGCATCTGCTATAGTTTTATGGGTGCTAAAAAAAGTGCCTAATGAGCATATCTGCTCAGTCATTGAAACAGCGTGCGAAAGTATTGGCAGAGTAATGACTTTAGGATTAAGTAAATGGAGTGTCACTAAAAATGTTTGGAATAGCACTATTGAGCCATGGTTTATTGATTTAGTAGATAATATTTTTGGCTCTATAGTAAGAGGGTTTATTAAAGGTTTAAGAGCTGATGATAAAGTGGCTGGCAAATAAACTAGAACCATTCATACAGATACAAGGGTGGGTCATTAATATTTTTAGAAGACTTGACAAACTAGAGGACAGCGCCCACCCTCCTCTATTTGAAAAAAATCAAGTTAGTAAAATACATAAAAGATTAGAAGACTTAGAAACTACAAAATTTGTAGATAAGTTTCCAAAAATGAAGAACTATGAAGGTACAGATTAAAATTGTTTATAAACGAAAATAATTTAAAATTACAACATAAACTAAAGTCAGACAGACAGGTTGTAAAAGTCGGAGATGACTCTAGTGGTTTATTATTAAAAGATAATCGTGTATTTGTTGAACAACAACCATCCGAGGAACAAGAGGTAGCTACAAAAAAATATGTAGATGATAATAGTGGTGGCAGTACAGAGTTTAGGCAAATACTACATGGTGGCTTTAATTATAGCTCACTAGCAGGAACAAAAGTATACTTGCCTTTAAATGGCACGTTATCTGAATTAAGCAGCACTTCAAGTGTAAATGAGTTTCGATCTTATGTTGTACCATACGATGGTTATTTAAATCAAGTAATTATAAGAAGTGAAGAGGCGTGTGGCGTTACAATAGTAGGTTTTCATAAATCATCAACAGGTACAGAAATACCTAATAATACAGCAACATCAACTGTTACTATTCAAATGACAGTAGACGATACAGCAACAAAATTTTCATTTGGAAGTAGTAATACTTTTAGTGCAGGAGATATAATATCTATATCGTTTGATCCTAGTAATGATGCAAATGATACAAACTTTACAGCAGAACTAATTTTAGATAGTTCATCAGGGCTATAGGAGAATAATGAGTTTATCAGGAAAGACAATAAAAAATTCGTATGTAGATTTATTGCAATTAGACAATTCTAATAGTGGTGTGCCTACATCTCTAACAGCAATTAAGGATGGAGCTGGTTCAAGTACAGCGTTGCAAATATCAGATGATAATGTAAGAATATTGCCACAAAATGACGACACTAATAACGCACTACAAGTAAGAGCTAAAGGCACAGGTAATGTTGTTTTATCTGTAGACACTACTAATGAAACTGTAACTGCATCAGGAAATACAGTAAACACGCAATACGCTTACTTTAGTATAGGTAATGCAGAGTCAGCATTTTTTTCTTCAAACACACATACTGCTATAACATTTTCTTCAGCTAATTTTGGAACATCTGCTACACCTCCTACATTTGGGACTGGGACAGATCCTGCAACAACATTTACAACAGCAAATAGTAATAATGAAAGAGCATCAGATTTAGTCCCAACTATGTGGTACATAGCCGATAATATGGTTATTGATGCAGTATATTCAATAGAAGGTGCAGATACTGCAACAGGCGATACTACTCGTATGCACTTAATGAGCTATGATTTCACATCAGGGGCGACAGCATGTTTAACTAATGGTACATTGCTTGCTCATAATAGTGATGTAACTAACGCAGGAAGCGAGCAGCCATATTTATCTACTTGGACAATAGACTCGTCATCGGTAGCTTCAGGAAAAGTAATTTTAGCATTATTTAGATCAGATAGTATTAATTCTGATTATTCAGTAAACATTAAAATAAAATATCATTTAACGTAAGGAAAGAATTATGACAAAGTATGCAATACAAAACCCTGGGGCGAGTGGAAGTTCTGTATCAACTACTAGAAAATCAAGATCTCCAAAATCTACAACAACAAAATCTTTAACTTTTAGCGATACAACTAACGACTTACTATTAGATATAAGTAAAGATGCAAGCGCTTCATCCCAAAAATCTGGAGATGTTTCAATGGTTAGAGTATCCAATACTGGAAAGATTCCAGCAATTGCAATATTTGGATTTCAGCAATACACAGACGAAGATACTATAGGAAATGAAAACTTTTTACATTTCTTATTAAGCCCAGGCGAAGTTATAAGTATGCCAGCAACTAGGGCTATTATGACTGATAATGACACAGATTTATATGAAGGGGATGTCATAACATCACAAGCACCAAATTCTAATTTAAGAGTATTTAGTGGCGCAACATTAGCAGAAAATGTCGAAGATTCTGATACAGAATTTAATGTTAGCGACTCAGACTTTTTTAGAGTTGGGGATTGCATACAGATTGGTATAGATGATTCAACAACAACAAGAAAAGAAGTAATGGAAGTTACTGCAATAGGAACAAATAATTTGACTGTAAGAAGAGGATTGTATGGAACTAGTGTAGCAGACAAGGATAATCAAACAGATGGTACTAATGGAGCAGTAAGTGGAGCTAGGATTTATTTTCCAATATTTAATAAGTTTCATGATTATGATAAATATAGTGTAGTCCAAACAGATAACCTTGGAAGATATATGTCTACTAACTTTTTTGGGTATGGAAGAACAGCAACAGCATTATGTGGAATAACACCAGGTTCAGTTGCAATACAGTTTTATACAAAAGGATTTCAAAAACTTGGTTTATCTGATGTTACCTCAAATACTCCTACAGGATTAACAGCTTCTACTACATATTTTTTAACTATAGCAGCAGATGGTGGTTCAGCCTTAGAAATTAGCTTTACTACAGATGCAACTAATGGTAATTTTGGTGGAGAGAATGGACTTGTACAAAAAATACAAGATGCTTTAGATGAAGCATATTATACAGCAGGTAATTTATTTGAGAAAAAAGTAAACGTATTGATATCAGGTGGAGATGTGGTTTTTGAATCACAAAGCAAGCTTTCAACCTCAGCAATAGCATTAACAGCAGGAACAAGTGGATCTGGGGCATCAGTTAGATTTTTAGCTCAAGCTAATGGTAGAATACCAGCACTTGCAAATATTCCAAGCGCAGTAGATGCAAGGCTAGAGCAAGATACATTTTTTGATCCAATAACATTCGCATCAAACATTAAAGATATATTTATAACAGATGATGGCTTTGGTAGACTTATGTACCAGGGTAGGGCTGTAGGTGGAATTAATTATGAATCTGGAGCAATAAATTGGCAAATATCAAGTTGTCCAAATGCAGAATTTGTAGTTAGCGCATTATCAAACTCACCACTTAGTGGTAAGCAAGATGCAACAGATGCAGCAAAAGTAAATTCATTAATTGAAGTATTAGGAAACACTCCACAGCAAAAAGGTGGAGCAACATTAAAAGTAGAAACATTTTAAGGGGGTAGACTATGCCTTATGGTAAAGGTACATATGGTAAAAAAAGAGGAAGACCTAAGAAGTCTAAAAAAAGAAAAATGAAAGTTAGAAGAAAAAGGAAAAAGTGAGTTGGCTAAGTATAGAGGAAAGTCAGTTAGACTCAATAAGCCAAGTCGCATTAGAAAGGGTCAGCCAAGCTATGGTAAAAAGAAATCTCAGGTTTACGTTAAGACTAGAGCTGGAAAAGTAAAAAGAGTAACCTTTGGTGACCCTAAAATGAGAATTAAAAAGTCAAGCCCAGCTAGAAGAAAATCATTTAGAGCTAGGCATAGATGTGCAACTGCTAAAGATAGAACAACAGCAAGATATTGGTCTTGCAAGGCTTGGTAAGATGGCGAAGAAGAAAAGAAAAACTAGAAAACGTAGAACTAAAAGTAGAGTTAATGAGGCAGGTAACTATACAAAGCCAACTATGCGCAAGCGTTTATTTCAAAAAATAAAAGCAGGATCTAAAGGTGGGAGAGCAGGTCAATGGTCAGCAAGAAAAGCTCAAATGCTTGCTAGGCAGTATAAAGCAAAAGGTGGAGGCTACAGATAATGGCACTTAAAAAGTCACAAAAGTCATTAAAGAAGTGGACTAAACAAAAGTGGGATTATGTTAGCTCTAAAGATAAAAAGAAGCCTAAGAGTAAACGTGGCAGATACTTACCTAAGTCTGTTAGAGATAGTCTTACTCCTGGCCAGAAAGCGTATGAAAATAGAAAGAAAAGAAAAGCAACTAAGGCTGGCAAGCAAAGAGCGAAATACTCTAAGTCAGTTAGAAGAAAGATGAGAGGTAAATAATGGCATCAGCCCCAATATATTGTACACATAAAGAATTAAAAAGAGTATTTCCACAGCTTGATGAGTATGATCAAAAGACTCCTATATATGGTTGGACAGAAGTTACGAGTAATAAATATGCTGCTCATGATAGTGGACAAGTAACTCAGTTATTTGTAAATGGAGAATCTTTAGGGGCAGCTCAATCTGCACATACAGATTTAAATGTTGAAGGAGAATGGTTCTATAATGCTACTGATGACGTTCTTTACTATTTTTCTACTAGCACTCCTATAGATAAATTAATGGAATCAGGAGAACTTTTTACTGCGATGGTAACAGAGTTTAGAACCGATGCAAGTAGATACTTAGATTCAAGACTTGACCCTAAGCTACCTAAAAATATGTGGAAAAATGAAGCTGGTGAATTTGACTATATGATTATCAGAACAACAGCTTTATATGCTGCTGCGTTTATGGTAAAGACTAAAGACCCAACATCAGAATTAGCAACTGCGCTTATGACAGAAGCTGATAATAATGTACAACTTCTAAATGAAGGTAGAGCTGCACTTTCTTGGCAGAATACTGGAGATGCTTCAAGAGGTGTAATTAGAGATGTTAACTATACCGATAATAGGCTAAGACCTGTAGATTTAAGAGGCAGAGCAGGTGGTGTTGATTATGATTTAATTAAAATCTCTATAGGCACTGGGGGTGTATTAGGGACAGCAACATATAATGTATTCGTAAAAGATAGCACAGGACTAAAGACAAACCAAGTAGTTACAGAAGAAGTTATTACTGGCGACTATCAGACTTTAGCTTATGGGTTGCAAGTAAGGTTTGGCCATGAAAGTTTGCTTAATGCTGTCGCTAACAATGAATGGGAAGTTGAAGTCAGAGGATACAACGAAGAAGTTGATACTGGAGACTTAAAAGGAATAAAAATGACTAGAAGAAGGCATTATTTATAATGGCTGTAAATTTTACTAACAACTTTAAGAATATTCTTGATAAATTACGTAACACGATAAGGACAGAATTTAAGGGTGCATTGCCTGTATATATAGGTCATGAGACCAATCAAGCAGGTGCGCAGTTTTTAAGATTAGATCCAGTAGGGTCTGAGCTAACTGAGTATAATGTTAATGGCGAGATAAGAGAGTTTACAGTTAATATGTATTATTACTTTCTTGACAAAAACATAAAGAAATCATCTCTCGACCATGTACTTAGATACACCTCAAGGATAGAAGCTTTGGTGCATGATAATATTGCAATGACACTAACAGACTCTACTAATGTATTTAATTGTAGGATTGAGTCAAGCACTTTAAATAGCTTAGAAGATGAAAATGAATATGTTGTCGAATTAGTATGGAGAGGGCAACACTTAGCAAATACTGACTAGGAGTAGTATGAATATTAAATTAAAAAATAAAGAGAAACCTATAAGCTTAAAGTCAGGATGGTGCTTTAATAATTCTGGCTTTGATTCTGGACTTATAGAAAAAATTAATTCAGGGAAGCAAGTTAAAGTTGATAAAATACCAAAGCCTGCTTTGGATTATGTGCAAGTAGTTAAGCAAGAATTAAAGAAAAAAACTAAAACCCAAGGAGGTAAATAATGGCTGTTGATGGCAATGCTTACTCCCCTAAGCAATTTAAATTTTTAATCGCTATGCAAGACGATTGGGGAACTTTAAATCCAGATTCAAGTGGAAGTCCAGACAATCCATATCTAGCTGTAGATGTAGATTCTGTAGGAAGTCCATCTTTAAATCTAAATCAAGTATTAGAACATAGAACTGGTAGTCGTGTTTTACAAGCTACTGATTTCTTTCAAGATAAATTAACTAAAGTTATGGAAATTTCAGTAAGTGGTACAGCAACAACAGAAGTTATGGATATGCTTTTAGGAAACATAACCGAAGGAGATAGTGTTCCTTATGGAATTGCAGCAAATAGTGGAGCGCAAAACCTAACAAATGCAACTACGAACCAAACAGCAAATCAAATATTATCTATAATATATAGTTCTCCAACATCTGGTAAAGATATGGCGTTTAAAGATTGCTTTTGCACATCGTTGTCTTTAAATGGAGATGCAGGAACTGAAGGTGGTAGGATTAAATTTTCAGCAACATTTAAAACTGGAAGCTTACCAGCAGATTTAACAAACTCTTCAATCGCTGTAGATACTGCAATTACTTCAAATAATTACTATATGAGCGCATGGGATGCTGACGATAGAATAATAGCTGGACACTCAAATATGCTTGTTAATAATTTTACATTAAATGTAGAGAATGACGTTGTGTTTTCTGGCCCAACAGCAACTGGTTTTGAATCAGCAGCGAGAGTAGGAGAAGTATCTGCTACAGCAGATTTTAATGTTAAATATGATGGCAATACTGATTCAATGTTCGAGAATTTTCACGATCAATCAACTGGAGCTTCAGAAGGTGCAACTCTAATGGCCACAGATACAACTCCATCAAATGGAGAATTTGAGTTTAAATTTGCAAATTCAGTTATTACTAGCCTTTCTTTATCAGAAGGTGATGTAATGGGATTGGATGTATCAGTTAAAGCACTGGGTGCTGGTATCGGCTCAAGTGATTTATTTTTTGAAATAGCAGTATAGATAACTAAAAAAAGAGGGAACATTATGGAATTTAAAACTAAATCTGGAAAGAAAGTTGTTTTTAAAGATATTTCAATAGATGAAAAGGATATGCTCCTTGATTCTGTTGAATATAGCTATGATGAAGATGGTAACATAGGTGCATTTAAAATGATGAATACTACTGTTACAAAGTGGATTAGAAATGGCTTAAAAGGCGATACATCTGATAAATTCTTATCAACACTTTCTATGGAAGATAGGACAGAAATCTTCTTAGCTTTACAGAAATATATTTTAGTGGGGGAGAAGAAAGCCTCCAAATAGAACTCAATGTCATGATTGAGCCATGTGGGGGCTGTAAATTCCATAGTTTTCCTTATGAGGCAGAATTGCCTGTCATGATAGATGGAAAGTATGAAACTCGCACATTTAATTGCGATGAAGATGTTTGGGATGCAATACGTTTAATTATAGAAGAAACTAAGGAAGTAAACTTGAGAGATAACAAAAACTTTAGTGTAGCAAAATCAGTCCAATCTCAGCTTCCTTTCTTTGCTTGCAATAACGTCATATACGACAACAGTTGTCAAAAAGATATCCAACGATACATATACTGCGAAAACTTCGGCATACAACCTTATCCTGGTTCTTATGGAGAGCAACCAGGCAGATGGGTGCAAAAATCCTTTATCATTAAAAAAGTAATTAACAAGATTAAAGAAAAGGCTACAGAAAATGTCAAATAAGATAACAGTAAAATTTGAAGCACAGGGAGCTAGAGCATTAAAAACTGCTATAGATCAACTACACTTGTCTCAAGTAAAATTAGAGAAAGGAACAAAAGCATATAAGCGTGCTTTATCAAAATTAAATTCAGAAACTCAAAAAACATCAAAAGGCTTATTTGACATAACCAATAAAGGAAGATTGGTTCAAGGAAGTTTTGCAACATTACGTTCTCAATTACTGCTTGCCTCTTTTGCATTTGGCATTGTAAATGCTACTGTTTTAAAGCTTGGAAGGGCGTTTGGAGAGCAAGAACAAGCAGAAAAAAGACTATCAGGACTTATAGGTAAATCATCAGAAGCTTTACAAGCAAGGGCATCTGAACTTCAAAAAAACACAAGGTTTGGCGATGAGCAAACATTAGGAGCAATGAGTCTTGTAGCAGCATATACTACTGAGGAATCTGCTATAGCACAATTAACTCAAGCAGCTATGGATCTGGCGACAGTTAAAGGTATGGACTTAAATACTGCCACTGATATGCTTTCTAAAAGTGTATTCTCATCAACAAATTCAATGTCAAGATATGGAGTTGAAATTGAAGGTACAGCAGGCTCAGGGGCTAGATTAAATAGTGCATTAAAGGCTATATCTGCTCAAATGGGTGGCGCATCAGAAAGAGATGCTGCTACATTCCTTGGGGCTATGGATCAGATGAATAATGCAGTTGGTGACTTGGCTGAGGTTTTTGGTAAAATACTAGCCCCTGCAATATTAATAGTGGCCGATGGAATAAAGTTTTTTGCAGAACAAATAGACGAAGAAGAAATAAAATCCTATGGAGCAGCATTAGCTACAGTAGGCACAGTCTACGTTGCTTACGCACATGGGTTAAATCTTGCCACAAAAGCTACAAATCTATTTACAAAAGCTACGAAAAAGAATTTAATTATACTCGGAGCTACTGTAGCTATAGCAGAATTAATTGATTTGACAAACGCATTTGGAGGTTCAACTGAAGACGTTGCAAAAGAGTTAGAAAACTTAAATAAAGAATTGTCTGCAAACCAAAATCTTTTAAAAGATGACAGTAAGGTTAAACAAGAGCAATTTGACAAGCAAACAGAAATGGCTTTATTGGAGGCTCAACACCATCAAGCTATTAGCAGGGCGCAAGATATACAAGAACAAGGATTAATGTTAGACTTAGCTGAATTAGATTTAGTAAATCAATTAGCTATTGCTCAAGAAACTAGAAATAGATTGATTGAAAAAGAGGAACAAGGCTTAGTGGCTATATCTGATAAAAGAGAGCATAAAATGAAAATGATGAAAGCTGAAATAGATATAGCAAACATAGATTCTAAAATTGCAATAAAAGCAGAAAATGACAAACAAAAAGCTATTAATAAAACAATAGCTGTTTCTAGATCAGCACTTGCAGCATTTGGCAATAACTCTAGAGAATTAAAAGCTATTGACTTTGGTCTTATGATGGTGAGCGCCTTTAAAACAGCGACAAATACAAGAGAGTTACTATCTAAAACTATGCCACCTCCATTTCCTGGGATTATAGCTGCTGCTGAATTTGCAGCGACAGCAGCCTTAGCTAAAGAAGCTCAAAAATTTGAAACTGGTGGTCTAGTTGGTGGAAGAAGGCATAGCCAAGGTGGGACTTTAATAGAAGCAGAGCGTGGCGAGTTTGTTATGAGCAGAAATGCTGTGCAATCTATTGGCGTAGATAACTTAGAGGCTATGAACCAAGGTGGAAGCGCAGTTAATATAACGATAACTGGTAATGTAATGACATCTGACTTTGTAGAAGGTGAACTTGCAGATAAAATAAGGGATGCAGTCAGGACTGGAACTGACTTTGGAATGTCATGATAACAATACCTGAGAGTATACAAAAAGATTTAATTACTGATATTAATAATTTCGATGTTATGGCTGTAATATCATCTGCCAATGACACATTTTACATATCAACAAAACAGCAATACTTTGAAGATAACTACTACGAAGACTTAGATTTAAGAGTTAGTGGGTTAAAAGAATCTATTAACTTTAAGTCTAAGAAAGTAAAAATGTCTGGAACAACCATTAGCTTAAATAATTATGAGATAAATGGTAAAAGATTTACAGATAGAGCAAAGTATGGCCTAGCAAATGCAACTGTAGAGATTTACTTAAAGACAGGTAGTTGTGAGTCTTTAGCAGATTGCGCAAAATTAGCTACCTTAAAAGTCACAAGATTTGATCAAGACAAAGAAAAGGTTACAATAAAGTGCGAGGAATATCTTACCCAGTCACTTAATACTGAACTTCCTAAAAAAGAATATACACTTTACTCAGAGGATAATGAAGGGGCAGCATTAGATGGTAAGACGTATGAGGTATATAACGAACAAAGAATACCTATATTGTATGGACATTTAAAAGAAGCTCCAGCAATTACATATATAGACAATGAAACAAATAAAATAAAAGTGCTTCCAGATAATGCTTACATAAGCAATTATGAAATTGGTGGCATAAAAAGAATTAGTCCAATAGAATATCCGAATTACTACGACTCTAATACAAATTTAACACAATTAGTAGATCAAGATTGTTTAACTGTAAAACTTGGAGATGGTGGTGCGAGGGTTTTAAAATCAATCTACAAGCAATCAAATCTTCCAATACTAGTAGATACTTTTGATACTCAATTCGATATTAATAATAGCTATGTAGAGTTTTATACAGAAGAAGATAACGTGCCTAGAACTGCATCTCAATATATCAATCAATCAATTTTATTGGTTTCAGAAAATTCTAAATTAAAAAATGCTAATATTTTTAAAAACGTATACACAATTCCAACAAATGGTAATGGTACAAATTATTATGGAAGGAATGACTTTAGTAACACTATAAATGAAATAGGCTATAAAGATTCAGATTTATTTACTACTGTATCTGCTCAATGGGGGGATTTAGATAACCCTCAAGGGGAGGGCTACCACCCAATACCATATTCTTCATATTTAAAAGGAGGAACAGGTCAAAGGCTGGATATAGGTGGAGATGAACATTATATTATAGACAATGCTTCTTTAGAGTTAGAATTTGAGGAAATTAAATCATCTCCTGATGTTGCCTCTGATAACTTTGGAAATAAATTTGCTTCAGATTTTCATTTGATAAGTTTTATAGAAGTTAATATGGCTGAAGGTACAGATGATATATTCGTAGATACATTTGAACAGCCTATCCTTAGAATGTGTATGTTCCCCAAAAAAGCAAATAATTCGTTTGGCAATTTAATGACCTATGGTAGTTATGGAGATGGCTCTGGATTTCAAGATAGCACGCCAATAGGATTCGCCCCTAATGTAATAAATGGATTGACCGATCCAGGTTTTGATAGTATCCCTGGAGGCTATTATGGAGACATTGGATTTGGTTTTCCAGAAGGCAGTAATGGCTTTTCTTATTTTTTTGGCAATGATACAGATGCTGGGGTTGTTGAATACTTTACTGATGCAATACGATTAACTTCTGCTAAAGAAATAACTAAATTTAGAATGAAGTTTTCTACTGGCAGTGCAGTCCCTCCACTTGGAAATGAACATTATACTAGACCTATAACAGACTATAGACACCCTTTTAGCGACACTTGGAACAATGGTATAGTGGAAACCTTAAATTATTCTGCTCATGATATGAGATCTATGATAATTAATATTTTTCCAGATGATGATGACTATAATTTTGAATTTAATACTAGATTGTATCTTAATGCTAAGTTCAATGGGATGATTTTAAGGAGAGTTTGGTATCAAAACAATGCCCTAAATAATAAATTTTTTATAAATTCAAGGGGAAGGGTTTCTCCATTTGATGACAGTTTATCGCAAAGAGTAAAAAAGATTACTGGGGCTAATCTATATTATATTAGTAGAAATAAAGTACCATCAGAGGACTATCATCAGACTTCAAATGATGATGCACTAAAATATATTTTAGATTACATCGGAAATGATAAATTAAAATATGAAAGTATTGATGACATAAAACATGAAATTATGATAAAATATACAATAGACTCTAGTGCAACTAACCCTTCTGAACTTCGTAATGAGACTGGATACATATACGATTTAGATATAAATCAAATATATACAGAATATCATACAGAGGACACTTCTCATATTGTAAAGATTAATGGCTCTATGTTTAGAAATACTAATTCAAATGGGTTTACAAGTAGCATTGACGATAGTTATATCTACATAGATGATATAAGACTCGTTTATGCAAAAAAAGAAATTAATAGGCTTACTGGAGATATCGAAGGGATTACAGAAATAGAAGAATCTGAAGTAATAAACCTTACAGGTATGCCTTTTATAGATACTCAAGATCTTATACCAGAGTTTTCATCTAGGGTGGGGATGATAATAAAATCTGAAAACATTTCAGAATTAAAAAAAGTAATTAAAATGCCAAAGCTCGTAGTTAAAGATTTAATGAATAGAGAGTTTGGGCAAGGTTTCGAGACAAAAAATACAGCAGATAGCAATTACGAACTAAACTTTTCTATAGATAAGCCACAGAAAACAGTAGATGTCTTACAGCAAGTGGCGCAAAATACAAACTTTTTTTACAAGACTGGATTAAGTAATTCATTGCCAACAGTTATAGGTATGAAAAATAGTTATGCTGGAGAAGATGTAGATAAAACTATATTTGTTGACTATATTGAATCCTACAAGTTTAGCAAGACTAATATTGAAGATCTTGCAGTAAAATGTAGAGTAAAATATGGATATGACTACATTACAGAAAGTTTTAAGCACGTTACAGAAGAAATACAAGTTCCAAATACAGAGGACTACAAAGCATACTATGGATTGACTGATAATGATATTAGTGGTGATGAGTTTTTATTAGAGCATGAAGCTCCATATATACAAGACGAGCCGACTGCTATACTGCTTAGGAATCATTTACATGAATTGCATAAAAATCAGCATACCATTGTAGACTTCAAGATTAATTTATCGCAAGGTTTTGAATTAGAGGTTGGAGATACAATTAATTTTAAAGCTATAGGAGATGGAGAATATAAATCATTTTTCTCTCCTTATGGCGTTGATATTATGCAGCCTACAGGATTACCTTTTTTGCCAGGGATAGAAAATCAACAAGCTGTACTACCTTATTTTATGATAACTGATATTAATAAGACTATGGATAGCGTGTCAATAAAAGCAATACAGATACATGAGCTTATAGGCTTAACCCAAATTCCAGAACCACCTATTGATGATGATGATACTGGAGATGATGATACTGGAAATCAATCAACTCTTATTGGGGATTTAAATTTAGATGGAACTCCATACGAGACAGTTGATTATTTAATGCTATTGGGATACATTACTTATGGGCAACAAGAGTCAGGAATATATAATTTTAGCGAACAGCAAATATTAAATGCAGACATAAATAACGATGGAAATATAGATGCCCTTGATTTAGTGGCATTTATGGATGGTTATATAGAAACAATGGGCGACCAGTATCTTCCTGGAGATGTAACTGGCGATGGATATGTAACTCAAGATGATGTCGATGCAGCACAAGCCTATGTAGATGATCCAGTAGCAAATCCACTTTCTCTTAATGCTATAGCAAATGGAGATATTGCAGAGCCTAGAGATGGTATGATAACAGCAGAAGACGTAGCTGCGATTGATGCAATTAAAAAAGTCCCACCAGCAGAAGTTGAGCCGATTGGTGATTTACTTATAGATACAGAAAATTCAAATTTTGGTGTTATGGCCATGTATCATTCTGGAGATAATATTGTAATAGAAATCGCAGAAGCAATAGATATTGGCAATGATTATATTCTTATAGACTATATCGGTAATTTATCTTCAAATAATTTAACGTTAGTCGGTACAAATATAACTTTCCAACCCACACTCACAGGAGATTTAATTAGTCCACAATACTATCCATGGTTGAACGCTGCAGGATATTATACTATTGAAAGTATCGTGCATATATCTGATGTAGCACCACAACTCAAAAGATTTATAATAACATTAGATGCCCCTGAGGTTGATGGTTCTAACCTTATTGGCATAGGTGCATATAATGATTACGCTGGTGGACTTAATGATGCTAACGTAAAAATATATGGAACTCCAGAATCAATAGCTGATGATACTGGGGATGAATATTCTGAATTATTATCTACTAGGCATCATTATGAAGCGAGTGGACTTGATGCTGATGTGGGTATTTTTGCTTATGCCACTGGTATTCAAATGAGCAATGTGAGCGATAAAATACTTACAGGGACTGACAATACTATTGCGCCAAATGCAACTTTATCCGAATTAAGAGATGCAAGACCAGACATTTTTAATTTTAATGATAATATATATTGCAGAATAAACGTATCGTACAATCAAGAATATGAAGATTATGTTGGCGAGCCTAGTACTGCTCACATGGAAAGAATTAATAATTGGCTAGCATTTGATGGATTTTTTGGTATATTCAGCAGTGGAAATGATAATTTCTTTAAATTGGGATATGATTATATGCTTTATCCAGATGGTCAAGAATTAGATTATGAAGATATTGGTGGTACTAGGTATATAGATCTCTATCAAGATGGAAATGCAATTGAATTAAATGTTCAGAATTTCGCTATAAGTAGTGTCGAGGATTATATTATTTTAACAATATCATATCCAGTGGAGTCGAATGGGTAATTTAATACAATATCAAAACCATGTAGATTTTGATTCCAAAGGTAGTATTTTATCTATGCAAATAGAATATTCTGGTAGAATGTCGATAGATATTAATGTAGACGTTAAAAAAGCTAGAATTACAGACAATAAAATATTTATAACATTCTTCCCAAACACGCAGATACAAGATACTTTATTTAATTATGAGGGATATTTAAATATTAAAAAAGTAAGATGTTTTGGAAGAGGTCGAAAATTCAGCTCAAGCATTAAATTAATAGACCAAACCTTTAGAAGAGTAACTGATAAATGGGATGGGAGTGAAGATAATTGGGAGTCTTATGATGCAAAAATAAGCCCACTAGGCGAGAGAAGAAGGGAGCTTAGTTATAATTACAAGGGAATAACAATTAAAAGAAAACCAAAGACTAGAAGGAAATAAAGATGCCATTAAGTAAAACAACTTTTTCTACCCCAGGCACACCTCGTGTATATATTGATAATTTTTTATTCGCAAGAGCAATTAATATGAAAATGCAAGTAGGTGATGTTACTGTAGTTAGGGATGATGATGATAATTATGTATATTTCGATAACTCAGCCGACAATAAACTTTTATGGGATTTAGACCCTGTTAGATATGTTACACTTAATAATTCTGGAGAATCAAATATAAAGCGTATTTCTGCTGAATTTTTTACTGAAGCTGAAGATGGCGCACAGATGAAGCCATTTTTAAATTTAATGCACACATCAAATTATGCTGGGGTATTTAATCATAACTTATCTAGTGGTTCAGATTCAAAAGTAAAAGTAGACTTAGTTTACAATGGAGCATCACAACCATCAACTCCTGACGATGACAGACCATTAGGCTATGGAGGTCAGCCAGAATATATAAATTCTATTGTTGGTGAATTTGGTCAAGAGATAAATGAAGATGGATTTATATTATCTAAGATTTCATTAAATAGAGCTGGAGATGAAGACCAACTACATCAGTTTGATTTTGTTATAGAGCCAAGCTCTGGCGACTATTTACCTGTAGATTTTTCATACAATATTGGTTCTTTTTCTGTAGGAACATTCTTAGACTTCCCTGTTAGTCCAGATCTTAGTGTTAAGCAGACATATATGCACGAAGGGATAAAAACTAAAACTACAATAGGTGGAAAGCATTTAACTCACGTTGATTACTATGGCGCACCAAATTGGGCTACATTACCTCCATTTACAACTACTGAATCTACAACTGAAAACTTTATAGGCACAGGACATACTGGTAGAAAAGCGTGGGATATGAAATTTTCGTATGTAGATAAGACAGATATGTTTAATGCAATACAATCTGGAAGTTCAGCAGGTGGATATATTAGATTTATCAATAACCAAGCCATTGGATTTAAAAAACAAAAGTCAATAATAGGAACTTACTTAAATAGAACTTTAGGAGGGTCAATTCGACATATACTGCAACCAGATAATTCCAGGAATGAATTTTATATGGTAAAGCTAGACCAAAAGTCTACAAGCATAACTCAAGTGGCACATGGCGTATTTGAAGTCGCTTTTAAGTTTGTTCAGGTTTGGTAGGTTTATATAGCTCTAGTTCGTCTTTTAACTGCCTATATCTGCGCATTTCTGCAAGATAATCATCATACCTAATAACTATGTAGGCTTCGCCTCTATCCTCTCTAATAAGCTGAGAATCTATAGCATCATCTTTTGGAAAAATATAGGTAGGTAAACGCTTTCTAATCTTACATTGAACGTGCATTTCATCATTATAGTTTTTATCACCCAAAACAATATCTACCTCTGGATGTAAGCCTAATGATCTACCATCTGAACCCCACGCTCTTTTGCTTGGTATTTCAAATAGTTCTGCTTTTTTACAGCAATCTCTTTCAAACTTATTGCCTTTAATCTTACTTGGATGGCTCATCTTCATCTCCTATATAACATAAATAAAACGCATTACAATTACTACAGCTCAAATTACTAACTATACCTTCACCTTCCATACAATAATCCTCGTATGTATGATCCCCACCCCATATTACTTTGCTATTACAATGCCAACAATTCATTATTTACCCCACTTATTTGCTCTTAAAACCATCAACATATTTGCATAGTTCATCAGATCAATAGCTGTATCTTCTATAGATTCTCTAACAGCAGACGACTCTTCCATATCTTTTTTATATAAATTAATTAGTCTACTGATTTTATCATTCATTCTAATTACAACACCCAATTGGGCTAGCCTATTATTTTGCGAATGCTCGGATGAAGAGGAGTCTAGGTCTAAGCCCAATCGGATATTAGAATCGCCATAGTCATTTTGCTTTTTACACCAAAGTTTATATGCCCTTTCCTGGTTATCAAGTAATTCATTAGTACATTCTGGATATTGTTGTTCCATTTCTTTTATCATATTTTCTCCCATGGTATTTTATAATATGCTTTTCCATTGTCTTCATAATAATCTATCTTGCACGTTGCTACGACTTCAGTCATTTTATCGAGTACAATAATTTTGCTTTGTTTGAATTTAGTTGAATAGCTAAAAATATAAAGTTTGCAGAGATTATTCCAAAAATTATAAGCTTTTAGGTCGCTTAACTTTAATTTTAGTATGTCAAAGCATCCTTTTGCTTCTAAAAAAAATGCAGAGTCTCTAAAAACCATATAATCAGGTGTAGATCTTAAATTTTCAGGTATTTTCATAAAATCTTTAGCAGAAACATCGTGTAGGCAGTCAAATCCATACCTAGTAAATAAAATATTGTTTTTTTGTAAGTATTCCACGCATTTTTCCTCTGCTGTATTAATTGTATTCCTTTTTTTAAATGATTCTTTATAATTAGGCATTAAATGCTTCTTTAAATTGTTTCATAGTCTTATATTTACCCTCTCTCAGCGCACATTTTTGACATATTATAAGCTTTTCTGAAGGTGTTTTAGGTAAAATCCCATAAGTATAAAAAACATAAGAGTAGTTGTGAAAGAAATTACTTTTACACATATCACAAGCAAATGAAGATTTTTTTATCTGTTCTTTAAGGCCATACATAAAGAGTGGCTACCCTGTTAACAAAGTAACAAGGAGGAAAAGAAAGGATATGGAAAACCTCCAAAATGGGTAGCCTCCATAATATAACTAATCCTCGAATACT